CTGCAATCGGTCAGGATCTGCTAGAATTCACTACCCTGACGCAAGACAGGACGGTGGTGGCCATAGTTCAACTGGATAGAACTGTCCCCTCCTAAGGGACGGATCTGGGTTCGAGTCCCGGTGGCCGCACCACAAACACTAGATATAGTGTGGTAAGACGTGGTAAACACAAGATGTAGTAGGTGTAAGAGGGTATAGCGCGGTAGAGTTACTGCAGATTTACTGCAGAGCTACTGCAGGCTAACCCAACCTACTTCAACATCATGTCTACCATCCTCAAAAGAGGCGACAAGTATCAGGCGCAGGTCTGTATTGCAGGTCAGCGCTTCGCAAAAACTTTCGCCAAACTCTCCGACGCCCGCCGTTGGGCGCTCGCCCGTGAGGCCGAAGCTGAAGAAGGCTTCGCCCGCAATTCCCGTGCTCCTCTCTCTGACGCCATCGAGCGCTACAGGCGAGAGGTCGCCTCATATCAAGCCCACTGCCGACATGCACTGGCGGTCTTCGGCTACCTCCTCTCCGATCCCATCGCTCAGCTGCCGACCTACGCCGTCACGTCCGAGGACATCCTTGGGTGGATGGAAAGGCGTCGCACGGTCCCGTCGCGCGCGACCGGGAAGATCGTCACCGAAGCTACGATCCGGCGACAGCTTGAGATGATCTCAGGCTTCTTCTCCTGGGCGGTCGAGCAGAAGCTCATCAAGGTAAATCCGTGCCGTGGCGTCAAGAAGCCCGCAGAATCCGACGCCCGTGAGCGCATCGCCAGTGACGCCGAGATCGAGCGCCTGAAGATCGCCGCCAACTGGGAAGAGGGCATGATCCCTCGCACGAAGACGCAGCGCGTCTGCGCGGCCTTCGTCCTCTCGTGCCTCACGGGCATGCGCTCGGGCGAGATGATGCGCATCGAGCGCTCCTGGATCCGAGGGAATGTCCTCTGGATCCCAATGGAAGCGACGAAGACGGAACACTTCAGGAAGATCGCCTTGAGCGACCGCGCCCGCAAGATACTTGACGACGTCGTGTCGCTCGGCATCGAGCCGTCGATCTGGGGACTTTCAGACGGAAGTCGAGACAGTCTCTGGCGAAAGATCCGTGACCGTGCTGGTCTCGGCGAGGTGCGTGACTCGCAAGGCCGCCTCATCGAGCAGGCCCTGCACTTCCACGACGGACGCGCCACCTTCTGCACGTGGGCGGCCTCCCCAGGCGAGGACGGCGCGCCTCGTCTTGACGTCATGTCACTCGCCCGCCAGACAGGACACAGGAGCGTCAAGATGCTCATGCGCTACTACCGCCCGGATGTGTCGACTTTCGCCGACCGCCTCAAATAAAAGAAGGGGAGCCTCCTTGTGGAAGCTCCCCTTTCTTTATTCACATCTGAGAGGACCTTCGTCGGTCGATCCAGTGAAAAACCTCGCCTGCGTACCACCTCTTCTCGCGTGATCCGAGGTAGATCGGTGCCGGGAAGGACTTGTCCGCGATCATCGACCTGAAGACCGATCCGTCTGGCGGAAAGCCCGTGAGCGCAGCGATGTCTCGCGTCGAGAGCAGGCCCTTGGGGGCGGAGGCTCGGGCGATCAGGCCTGCGGCACGCTCGACGATGTCCTTCTGCATACCGTCTGTCAGTGGAAGCGTCGTCATCGGTTCTCTCCTATCTCGGGAAACTTTCCCGTCTCATTGAGGTCTCTCAAAAACTCATCGTCCTCGAGCTCCCAGCCGCGCACGGTCTCATAGTGACGCCCGAGGATGAAGCGCTCGTGCGCTTCTCGCAGTCCGGGTGTGCGGTCGAGGTTGTCATGCGTGTTGTGCTTGAGCGCATTGATGAGTGCTTGACGTTCGTGCTCGTAGGCGTACTCCATCAACTCCTGGGCGATGATGAGGCCGTGCTTTACTGGCTCGAGGTTTGCGGGCGGAATCTCTTTGCTGCGGTTGCGCAAGCGAGCGCAGACGACGGTCATGAAGGCGGCGTGTTGGATGTCTTCGAGCAAGTCCTTCTCTGCAACGCCAAGACACTTGTGACAAAGTGCACCGAGCATGAGCGTGCTGCTGATCTGATTGAAGTCCGCGTAGTCGTTCGTGGTTGGCCAGCGCTCGAGCGCGAAAAAGCTGAGCGTGAATGCCTCGAGCAGAGAGTCCTTCTCTTGAAAGCCGAGCAACCAACCGAGTTGTTCACATCGGCGGCGTTGACGCGTTTTCTGGCGTTCGAGGCTGGCGATGGTTCTACGTGCGTCGTCCGCGTCCTTGAACTTTCCTTGCACAAACTTCTTTCGGACGGCGAGGTCTCGTGCTCGCTGTCCTTTTTTGCGGGGTTTTTTGCTTACTGGCATGTGTGATCAGATAAAAAAAGCCCCCGGAGCCGAAGCGCCGAGGGCGTGAAAAAGAAAACCCCGTAGCTGGTGCCGACGGGGTCGAGGTTGTTTATTTGATCGTGTATTTTGTTGCTAGGCTCAGTGATACGCCTGTTGCTATCGACAGTGCGAGGTCCTTAATGGCGTCAACTTCTTCTGCAGTCAACCATCGCCACGATTCTGGTACGACGAGATGCCAAACATAAGTGAAGACAATGCCTGCGCCAATGGCGGTGAAGACGACCAAGGCAACGATTTTTATCCAAGACCTAACGCGTATGTCCTTGATTTGGGCAACTCGTTGAGCTTCGTGCAGGTCGGGGTCATAACCTGGCTCAATTTGCTGGATGTCCCCATTGAGCTCCTCTGCCTTGAACTTTGGGAAGTCGGTCACGCCATGACCTCAGACTGGAAGTAACTCTTGATCGAGAGGTCATCAATTGGCACCTTAAGGTCAGCACCACCGTTCGTCGCGCGGTACCACGGAGAGCCAACCTTGTGAGACCAGGCGGAGAGCTGAGAAGCAGAAAACTTTCCAAAGAAGACGATCGTACCTTTGACCAGATTCTTGATTTCTTCCGGGGCTCCGTTTTCGAATTCGTTACCAGTCACGGCGTCGATTCCGTGGGATTGAATGTACTTGAGAACTGTTGGGAACACTGGACCATATCGCCATGCCTCCGGTCGCTCGCTGGAGAGCGGCTTCCCATACGTCGCCAGCGCGACGCCGTCGCAGCAGTACATGAGCTTTTGGAGCTTGGTCACGTTGTAGGGTGTACCCACTTCTTTGCACATCTTGATGATGTACGCCATGACTTGGAGGCCGTTCATCGGGCGAAAATCAAACTCCGTCATGACTCCTCCTTAGTAGTTAATGTGTTAGAAGAAGGATTCTTCTAACACATTTTCTCTCAAAAGTCTAGCTGATGCGAGGCCTTTTTTGCGCATGACCTTAGGGGCGCCGGGGCGTGTGTCGTGAACTATTAAAGAATTCTTAGTAGTTGGACCGAGAGGAGCGCGGTCATTGCCTTCATCGCGCCGACTCCCAGTCGCGCAGTGCGTGAGTGAGCATGTATGCAGAGAACTTCACGCGCTCGAGTGCGGCAGGGTTTGCACTCTGCCTCGCGGCGGAAAGCACTGTCGTGTACTTCTTTACTGCGTCTGCGATGCTGGCCGTGTCCTTGTTGTCGATGAGTCGCTTTGCGAGGCCGAGGAGGTTGGCGACCGACTGATCGCGGAAAGACCATCTGAGCTCGCGACGGATGTCCTGGACGACGATTTCTGTTTCTGTCATCCCTCGTCCTCCTCTTTCTTGATTCGTTCGAGCTGGCGCGTGACCTTGGCGGTTCGCACGTGTGCCATGGCCGTCTCCAAGTTCGGGAAAAGGATTTTCAGTTGTGCGATCATGACCTCGGCGTCGGCAAGCTCCTCAATGAGGTTCATGTACCTGTCGATCCTGTCGTCTTCGCGAAGAGCAGCGGAGTACCGGATTGCTGCTGTCGCCGCCTCCGAGAACTCCTCTGCCGCCTTCACGATCTGATGCTCAGCACCGTAGTGCTTTGCAATGCGCTCCAGCCCTTCAGCGTACTTTTCTTCCGTCACTTTAGTGCTCCTTGTTCTGCCATTCCGAAGGCGATGTCCTCGATCATTGAGCGTTGGACCGGAGGAATTATCACGGCCTTGGCCTCGGTCTTCTTCTCGGCTTTCTTCTCGGAGTTGTACGCGCGGTACTCGTCACAGGCCACGGCGGGATCTGCGTACTTCTCGTCAGTCAGGCTCACGAGCGTGTTCTGATCGTCAGTGACGGACAAAATCCCCGCGTCGACGAGCTTTGACACTGTGATCTTGAACGACGCGGCAATTTGCGTCCTTATCCCGAGCGCGTCGAGCAGCGCCGACATACGCAGCGGGCCTTTTTCGCCGAGGACTTCGAGGGCTTTGTCTGCCCTCACTCCGATGTATGGCTTACCGCTCATCTAATGCTCACGCTCTCGCGCGCCTCCAGGCTGCAGCCGGGGACCTCGACGCCGTCGAGCAGTGCCTGCTTGATGGCGACCTTGTTCGGACTTACGGTCGTCTTGACGGTCGTGTAGGCCTCGGGGAGGTCGGCACCTTCGGCGATCTCTACGGCCTTCGTCGTGCGGATGCTCACAGTCACGCGGCCAGTCTTGACCTTGCCGGTCGCGTGTAGCGCATCGAGGAGCATGGCCTTGAGGTAGTCCGAGCGCTTCTGCATGGACTTGACGCGGGCGATCATGCGGTCGGCTTCGTCCTTGGCAGCCTTGGCCTCGGCATCGAGCTCGCGAAGGTAGAGCGCCGTGGCCTCGATCTTCTCGGCGGCCTCGGCCTCGACGGCATGGAGCGCGTCGGCAGAGAGGATTTCGCCAGTCTCGGGATCCACGTCGATGTGGTCGAGTGCGGCGCGGATGGCGTCTGAGATTTCGTAGAGTTTCATTTCGGGTACCTATGAAAAAGCCCCGCCGGTTAGGGCAGGGCCGATTGAGAAAATTGGGTGTGGCTGTTACTGAGCAGTCAGGGCGCGGTAGCAGGACAACTGCTTCACGCTATAGCCGTTGCGCTCGAGCAGGGCCTCGATGGAGCCAATGTTAATGCTTGTCACGGCTTCGTAGAAGCGAGGCGCGAAAGGCGACTGGAGGAGACGCATCAGCTTGAGAACGGTCTCGAGGTCTTCGCGGAAGAGGTACCTCCAGTAGTAGACGAAAGTCCGCAGGTTCTCGGCCTCATGCGCGGAGAGAACGATCGACCCCGCGGGGATGGGGTGCAGGCCACAGTGTGGGCAGCCGCCGTCGTCGGGGCGCGTGGTGTGTGGCACCTCGGGCACGTCGAGCTCAACCTCTCTGATGAAGTCGAGGCAGTCTTCGAGCTGAGTGCGAGGCAGTTGGTCGTAGCGTGCGATCTGGTAGCGTGCCTTGATGGCACGGTAGATCGTCCGATAGTTCGATGCGGTCTTATGCGCACGGATGGCGACTTCGCGCTGAATGGCGCGCTGCTCGGCGGGCGTGATTGTTTCCTGTGCTTCGTAGCGTCCAGTCTTGCGAATAGCAGGAAGAACTTCGGACGTGACCCAGCGCTTGAAGCGCTTTGCGGATTCGAGCTTGGAGCCGAAGATCAGAGCGTAGAGGCCGGACTCGTTGACGCAGTTGACCGTCTGAGCACGACCAAGCTTGTCCGTGATTTCCTGTTTGATGAGGTCTTCGGAATCGACGTGCTGAGATACAGCGTTCGAGGGCTTCTGAAAGCCGAGAGCTGAAGCTACGTCAATCGCGACGAAGAGAGGAAGATCGGGCGTTCCGAGCGTGCGGACTTGGGAGTTCTCAAAGGAGAAGCAAGCGGGGATAGACATGTGAAGTCTCCGTAAGAGTTTTGAAAACCCTCGTGCCATCCGCCAAGATGGTGAGCGAGGACTTGCAGGTTGGCGGACAGTCTTACGGAACTGCGCACCTTTCGGTGCCCCACAAGCCTCGCTCATAAGCAGAGACTTCGATGCACCCCTGTTTCAGGGGGGCATCCGCACGTAGCCAACAAAAACGCCGCTCAATCGAACGACTGGCGGCTACGCGCCGTAAGTTCGGGCCGCCAAGCCCGCGTCGCACCATTGCGGTGTCGACACAGGAAGCATACCCGAAACAGAGGCGCGTTGTCAAAGCTAGTCCTTCCTTGTCCTTAATACATGCATTTCTTTCACGACCGCCCATCCTTTGTACTGCCGTTTTTTGATGTCGTTCAGTTCGAACTTTGTGCCGTCTGGAAGGTGCGGCTTGCAGTAGAAGATCTTGTCTCCCCTGGTGTGATCGAAGACCTTCACCCACTTTCCGTAGCATTCGTGATACGTAATTGAGTGATACCGGCTTGTGTCGCCTTCAAAGTAGCACCATCCTTTCCCTTCCGGATCGCCCTCGGTGCAGCAGTAGGCGCGAGGCAGAATCGCGTAGATACATCTGTTGTCGATATGTGTCATGAGACAGACGCAGACGGGGTCGTGCATATCTCCGACCTTTTCGCCTTTCCATTCAATCCAATTCATTGCTGATCCTTGAAAAAAAGCCCCCGGCTGTGCCGAGGGCTTGGGTTTACATGTAGTCGTAGGCTTTACTCCACATGGGCAACGAAGGCTCGTCGTAGCACACTGAATAGGCAATGCGACGGGCAGTGCGACGAGTAAAGGTTCGTTGCCTACGATCAAAAGGGATTGTCGTCAAGCGGAGCGTCGTCGTAGGGGTGCGCAACCGGTGCCGACGGCGTGACGGGCTTGGCTTCCTTGTCCTTCAGGTTCTTGAACTTAGCCTCGACTGCCTTGGCCTCGAGGTTGTTCAGGACTTCCTTCGCGTTCTGCCCGGTGACGGCGTGGAAAGGCGTGATGATGTTCATCTGGTAGGTCGTCTTGATCTGGCCTTCGTGCTCATACTCGCGATTCTCGCGCTGGAGGAGCAGGCCGATGGTCTGGCCCTCGAGCGCGCCGATGCGATAGCCCGGGCGCTTCGTGTCATCGCGGTTAAAGACCTGCGCTTGCGTAGCCTCAACCTTATCGAGCTTGAGCACGGCAAGCAGCGCGTCCATGATGTCGGCCCCGAAGGTGCGATCGCCCGTGCGGCTGGAGACGTAGAGCTTGATGAAAGCCATCTTCTCGCCGCGCTCTTCGGCGGTCTCTCCGCACTCGATCCAGCGAAGCGCCTTGAAGGCGAACTCGACGTAAGTCGCGCCCGCCTTGCTTTCGGCGACTTCGACCTGTGTGAGGGTGCCGACGTACTTGCCGGACTTGTCGATGCCGTTGAAGCCGGCAACCTTTTCCGCGGACTTGCGGTTCATGGTGAAGGTAGTGATCATTCTTCAGTTTCCTTTTCGTTAGTAATGCCGTAGTAGTCGCAGATGACGCGGTCGATTGCCGCGAGGTCGTTCTCTATGTACTGCTCCGAGAACATTCCCATCGGCGATTTGACTGTGTCAGAGCCTGAGTTCTGAGTTGAGAAGAGATAGCGTCCGTTCTCGACGTGCGTCCGAAGGACTGTGGTGAACATGCCCTCGACAACGATCTTGTCGTCTAATAATTTCCGGGTATTCGGAATAAGTGGTTGATTTGAGAGGTTCAAACCAACCACAAAATATTCGCTTAGATGGTTGATAGATCAACGCCATAGTCAATGATGATGTCCTCTTCAAGCTCTGTGCGTTGAAGCAAATCAAAGAAGGAGAAGTTCTTCATGAACTTTGTTGTGTTGGATTTGAACGGCGAACTTCGGTTAGTGACTCGCCTGGTTTTGTGAGGGGTGGAAAACAGGATTTTCCCTCTAAGCACGTCAAACGAATAACCCCGGCCATCGCGGTTCTTATCGCGTATTTTGCGATTCAGAGACTCGGTCAAAGCGTTAGTGACTTCTTTCCCTGTAGCAAAATAATTCAGGATTTCATCTTCCCAGTTCCGGCTTGCTTTTACCAAGTCTGCCCAAATATCCAATTGTTTCTCTGGTATGGAACTTCGCCACGCTTCCAGCATTTGCTTAGCTTCATATGGATCGTTTGCAAGATCCCATATATCAAAGAAGCGCTCCTTTGTTTTGTATGCATCGAGTAGCTGTGGAAAGTTATTGAGCCAACCAGTCGAGGTCAATATTTCCGTGTCAGAGAGCGTGTTTTCGCGTTTAAGCAGGATCTTTCGATCTCCTTTGAGTTGTCGCCTTTCCGTGGATGTGAGGCTCTTGTGGAGCCCTTTACGGAGCTTCTCAAGGGCATCGTTTGCCATACGTGTAACGTGAAATTTGTCAACGACAATCAAGACATCTGGAAGGACTTCATGGAACGCTTGTCGATAGGGTCCCCACATATCCATGCTTGCGATCTCAATGTTCTTAGTGTCGTGATCCTTTAAGAACTTTTCAATCGTTGGTTTGTTTCGGTTTTCCAAAACATCGACAATGGTTTGTTGTCCGATGTTTGTGATGATCCCTCTGTACTTCCGATTCAGGAACAATTCGTCAACACCGATGATGGTTGGCATCTCCGGTTTGTAGTCTTGATTGAGTGCCACGAGCCGTTGAGAGAAGATAGTGCGGACTGTCTTTTCGTCAACTCCTACGCGTTCTGCTAGAGCCTTATGGGTGCCATTAAAGGCTTCTCGCTCAATGTACTGATGAAGTCGTTCTGTCATCTTGGCATCGGGATGAATCCCAGGTAGCTCTGGTCTGAATGTCGAGCCACAAGACTTACATTGGAAGCGCTGTCGTGCAATCCACAACGTCACGGGCTTCCCGTGCACGGGTAAATCCATGACTCTTATGTCACGTGTCCCGTTTTTAACGAAGTCTCCGATGGTGCCACAGGAGGAACAGGCAACAGGAGAAGGTGGTTGGAGGTGGACATCGAATGCCACCCCCGTATCCTGCATGCCGATCACCTGATATCCGGGTAACTGGAAAGGATTTTCGGTCATGGTTGGTTCACTTTAGTTTCGCTGGGTCACAAGGTGCTTATAGCAACTCATCTCCTTGATGGAGTAGCCATGCTTCTCCAACGTCATCTCTAACAAAGGCAGATGAAGCTCTGTCACCGCTTCGTAGAACTGTGCCGCTTTAGGCGAGTTCACAGAAACAGCCGCAGGAAGCCTCCGAATTCATTCGGATGGAGGAACGCGGCAAACCTCTCTCTTC